AGAACTTAATTGTTCGTAATTTTTTAGTCAAAAATACCTGGAATTTGTGGAGCCTAAAATGGATAAGATTAAAGAGTTAATGGAAAAAATGGGATTCAGCTCTGAATTAAGTGCTGGCTTAATGGAAGCTATTAGTTCTCACATCGAATCCGAGAAGAAAGCTCTTCAAGAAGAATTATCAGAGAAGTTAAAGAAAGCTAAAGATGTTTGTATTGAAGCTGTAAAAGAAGAAAAGGCTAGACTTGCAAAAGGTGTAAGTGTTTATTTGGAGAGCAAGTCAGGTCAGATAGATCGCGCACGTGCGCAGCAATTGGCCCTTGAGGAATCCAAGTCAATCGATCTCAACAAGAAGGTTAAAGCTCTTCTTGAAGGTGTGGATCTTTCCAAAGTCGATGACAAAGATGGACAACTACAGGCCGCGAGTAGGAAAATCTCGTTGCTGGAGCAACAGTCTAAGCGTCTTGTAAATGAAAACAAAGATCTCCAATCTAAGTTGCAGAATTCTAATGCTATAGCTACAAAAGCTGTACGTAAAGCTATGATGCTAGAAGAATCAACAAAGAAATCAGGTGGTGAGAAGTCTGCGACACCAACTGGTGGAAAAACTCTTGCTGAAGATAAAGCAAAGGCTCAAGAACGCCTTCAATCTTTAAATGAAGCAAAAAAGACTACTGCTCCAGTACCTCCTAAAAAGAGTGCTGAAACAAACTACTCGCCAGACAACATCGCTGATATGATATAAAAGAGGCTAATTTTAGTCAAATCTATAACAGATCAGTTTAAAAGGAAATAAAATGGCACAAGAATCTACTGCTGCACAACGTTTGATACAAGATATGGGTCGTGGTAACGCCCTTGTAAAGCGTTGGGGCAAAGTCCTAGGAAAATTTGAAGAGTTGGGTTCCAATAAGGGTAAGTATGCATTAATGGCACACTTACTAGAAAACCAACATAAGTGGTTTTCTGACAAGCAAGGTAGCGCTCGTCTCTTAACAGAAGACGCAACTACTACAGCTGATATTGCTGACTTTACTCGCTTTGCATTGCCTCTTATTCGTAAGAGCTATGCTAAGTTGATTGCTGATAACCTAGTCGGTGTTCAGCCAATGAATCAACCAGCTGCATTAATCTTCTACATCCGTTATCGTTATGCTATCAGCAAAGGTCGTACACTTGCTGGTACACAGATCATGCGTCAAAACACCAGCCAACAATTTGCTAAGCAAAACGGCTGGGCAATTGACCCATACTACTCAAGCCAGATGGTTAAGGGCGAAGAGTTAACAATCAACACTGCTGGTGATACAGCTTCTGGTACATTGGCCCAAAAGCCAGTATTAGCTGGAACTGTAACAGTTAACATTTATGAAGATGACGGCACAGATTGTGCTGACGCTGATCCAGTCATCCAAGTAACATTCGCTGCTGATGGTACAGTAGAAGCAGCTATTGTAACTGCTGCCACCTCTGTTGCTGGTATGGTTGTTGATACTGGTGCTTCAAGCTTCAACACAGCAACTGGTGCAGTAACAGTAGTATTGAGCACTGGTGACATTAGTACATTCATTGCACGTGCTGACTATGAGTACGATTTAGAAGATAATCCATTCCAACCAGAAATTACACTTTCTATTGACAGCGACTCAGTTGCTGCAACAACCAGAAAGTTAAAGACAAGTTGGAGTATCGAAGCTGCACAAGACTTGAAATCAGTACACAACATCGATGCAGAGTCAACACTTTCTGACATCATGGCTGATGAAATGGTTGCAGAAATCGATCGTGAAATCATCAACGACTTAATCATCGCAGCTGCAATTAGAGCAACACACAACTTTGCAACAGCTGCTGGTGCTTCAGTTAACTTCACTGATCGTAACATTGCATTGCTTTACAAGTGCTTGGAAGTAGCAAACATCATCCACAGAACTACCCTACGTGGTCCAGCAAACTGGATGGTTACAAGTGCTGATATCGCAAGCAAGTTCGAACAATTGAATGATTTCAAAGGCAGTGATGCTTTGACAACTGACGGTATGGACGTTGGTATCATGAAGGCTGGTACCGTTCAGGGTAAATTGCAATTGTTCAAAGACCCACTCTTCCCTAACTGCAAGATTTTGATGGGCTTCAAGGGATCAAGTGTATTGGACGCAGGTTACTTCTACGCTCCATACATTCCACTCCTAAGCACCCCAACAGTTATGGACCCAAATAGCTTCTCACCAAACAAGGGCATCATGACTCGTTACGGTAAGAAGTTAATTGAAGATGGTGGCCTATACTACGC